AGGCTGCCATTTAACTGATTGGAAGCAAGGGAGTAACCAAGACATGGTTACCGCAGAAAACTAGATTCTAAGAGGGTTCGCGGGCTTTTTGGGGCCGGGTAACCAAGTAACCATCCAAAACACTCACCTATATACAGAAAAAATATTTTATGCACATGTTGATATAAAAATGCCTCGCGCGTAAGGGAACCTAAAAAATATGGTTACTTTGGTTACTGTAGTCCATAAAGCCTTATTCTATGCGGGTTTGAGCGGTATCCAATGAGGCGAAACAGATGGTTACGGGAACCATAAAAAAGGTTACTCAAGGTGAATTGTATGACAAATAAGGAAATATCAAGCATATTTAATGAAACTTATAATCTATTTTGGATGAAGTGGCGTGATAACGTTCCATTAAGGGGCTCAGTGGAGTGGGATATCCTGCAGAGCGAGGCCCATATCATCAAGCTGAGGCATGGTACCCGCTTGGTCAGGAAGTGGGAAGGCCCTGTCCCAACCATGGAAGAGGAATCAGTGGCAGCGCCAATTGTCAACTGGTTCATGGATGAGCTGGAGGCCAGGGAACGAGAGAAGTACGGGAAGGAGCATCATGGCTATTAAGGCAAAAGAAAAAAAGCAACCGAAATCTCCAGTCTATATCTGCAGCCAGTGCGGACAGGAGATAAGCGGGGATCATGTGTATATCAAGACAAGGCGGCGGACGGAGCTTCACATTCATTTCGGATGCATGCCGGTGGGAAGGAGAGAACAGGATGAAAGTTAGGATATCAATGCCAGGAGCATATATGGTGATGGACATGGAGGAGGGCCAGGCGCGGACGGCGTTCCGCAAATTGGCAGAATCACTGTGGCTGATTGGAAGCAGGGGACAGAAGCTGCAGGAAGGCGTGGCTGTGGCACCGGTTCAGGAATCGACAGAAACAGTCTATCCAGGTCAGGAAAGACAGGAGGCTGAGACGGTGGTGGAAGCAGCAGAGATTCCGGAAAAGGAAGGCGGAGAACCGGCGCCTAACATCATCTCCGCAGGGTATGGCGGGTATCTGTACATGAAATGCCCTGCCTGTGGAAAGACCAGGGGATTCTGTGCCAAGACACGGCTGAATCATTACCGGTGTGAATGCGGGGCCGTGACAAGGATGGAGCGTATGGTTCCGCTGTACATGAAATGTGAATGCGGCAGGCAGGCCAGGTATCTGACCAACATGACAGAGACTGAATTTGACGTGGACTGCTATGACTGCGGGGCGCCGGTGGCTGTTGCGTGGAATGAGAAGAAGTGGATATATGAGACGATGAAGTAGGAGGGCCGCGATGAATGAAGTAATGCAGTGGTATGAACGTGACATGACCCTGGCACAGGCCATGGATGGTATAGAAACCAATATGTGGGCCTCAGTCAGGAATTACATAGCGGTTGGGTTTTATCTTAAGGCCATCCGAGACAGAAAACTCTTCCAGGAGGCTGGATATCAGAATTTTGAGGAATTCGTCCGTGACAAATATGACCGGGATAAGGGATGGGCCAGCCGGTGCATCAAGGTCAATGATCAGTTGAGTAAGGACGGGAACAGCCCGGTGCTGGCGGAAGAGTATAGGGAGTATAAAATTTCCCAGCTGGTGGAGCTGGCTTACCTGACGGAAGAACAGCGGACCCTGGTTAATCCGGATATGACAGTGAAGCAGCTGCAGGCTATCCGGAAGCCGGAACCTCAGCTGGAAAAAGAAGTTGTGACATTACAACCAGAGCTGAAGGAACATGAGGGAGAGCTGAGCGGGAAAGTTGTAACATCGCAACTGGATGAAGGAGCTGAAAGAGAGCCGGAGGTAATACATTTCACTGCTGGAAACAGGACGATAGACAATGCGTATGGTGCCGCCCTTGCCGTGGTTGTAGGAGCATACCTGGATGCCGGATATGCCAGGCCCGAAAAAGAGTGTGAAGTTACTGCTTTTGGACTATCATACAAAGTTCTTAAACGGCAGGACGTTACAGTTTTTTACACGGATTCGGGACGGACCGTATTCGACGTAGAAAATACCCGTCTGGAGGAAGAATACCAATTCCGACACAGAGTAAAGACGGAGCCGGAACTTGTGACGCCACAAGTTGAACCGGAGCCTGAGCCGGAACTACCAAAGTCAGAACAGGCTCATCCAGAGAAGTCCGGGAAGTGCATCCACCGGCCGGAATTTGACTGCACCCTGGAGGAGGCCCATAAGCTCATCCCGGGAACCGGGGAGGACTGCAGCCGGGTGTGCTGCTGGGAATGCGTCAAGCGCGGTGACTGTGAGTTGGAATGTTATAGTTCGCAGCGGCGCCCGGAGCATCTGGAACCCCCAAAGGCAGAGCCGGATTGTCCGCTACTGGAAGTCGCAGATGTGCAACAGGGGAAAACAGCCATCCCTTCCCAGGAGGAATGTGTTCTGGACTTCTATCAGCATCACATGTCCAAGCCGTGTGCGCAGGCCGTCAATGACGGGAACGTGAAACTGCTGAGGCAGGAGCTGATAATCAATCACGGAGAACCCCATGACAGCGGGTCAACGGAGTACGGCTTTTATCAATGCGGCCCGGAACGGATTCATTTCCAGGATAATATGTGCGAGACATTTCTGAGCTTGACCTGGGGGAAGTACGTAAAGGAATTACTCAGCCTCTTGGGAAGTGCTGAGGACGAGGCATCAGAACATGAAAACGATGTTCCTGGTATGCCGGAATCCCAGGATACCGTGATTGATGGTGAATTCACGGAGATTTCAGAAACGGAGGAGGACATCCGGGCCCCGGAGGAACCCATGACCGAGCTGCAGATTGCCCAGGATGAGCTGGAACGTGCGAAAAACCTGCTTAAGGCAGGACTGGAATGTGGGGTAGACGAAAATGACATCTATATCCGCCGGCTGAAACTAAAGGTTTGTGCCCTGGCCAGCTATGTATGCGATTTGGATGACATCGTGAATCCGCCGCCGAGGCCAGAGCAGCCGGAACTGCCAGTGCTAAAGAACAATGACCAACGGGCTGCCTTTGTGGATGCATATGAGACGTGGCCGTTATGGATTGAGACGAAACAGACCGGAGAGCGGTACTACCGGTATGACCTGGAGGACGGCACCAGCATGGTGGTCAAGGTGTATCACGCAATGATATTCGATGGATATGCGTTAGGAAGCTATGAGGCCAAATATCATGATGGTTACGGCCAGCATGAGTACTATCTGCTGCGGGATGGGAAGTTCTTCCGAGATTGCGATACGAACCGAGGGTTGCTGATTGAGAAACTGAAAGAGATTCAGAAGGTGAAGAAAGGATAGGATGTACTATGTCAGAAAAAATGATTGAAAACAACAAGGTAAGTGTAATTGGTGAGATTGTATCGGAATTTACCTTTAGTCATGAGGCTTTTGGAGAAGGCTTTTATCTGGTGGATATTGCTGTGAAGCGGCTCAGTGGCCAGGCGGATATCCTGCCGTTAATGGTGTCAGAGCGTCTGCTGGATGTACACCGGGATTATTCCGGTGATACGATGGAGGCCATTGGCCAGTTCCGTTCCTACAACCGCCATGAGGGCATCAGGAACCGCCTGGAGCTGTCCGTTTTTGTCCGGGAGGTCCGTTTCATGGAGGAATTTACAGATTATACAAAGACAAATCAGATATTCCTGGATGGCTACATCTGTAAGCCGCCGGTTTATCGCAGGACTCCCCTGGGTCGTGAGATTGCGGACATCCTTCTGGCCGTCAACCGGCCGTATGGCAAGTCTGATTACATACCTTGCATCAGCTGGGGCCGGAATGCCCGGTATGTATCCGGCCTTGAGGTGGGGGACAGGGTCAGGACATGGGGCCGGGTACAGAGTAGGGAATATGTGAAGCAACTGAGTGAGACCGAGTGTGAGAAACGGATTGCGTATGAAGTCTCAGTCAGCAGACTGGAGGAGGTTAAGGATTATGTTCGTGAAACAGATTGATATGATAGAGGCCCTGCGGCTGGCTGCCGTAGGGCAGGAGATTAACATTATGGCACCGAACACCCCGGAACCGAAGCGGTGGGAGGACTATTCCCCGGATACACTGCAGAACCTGCTGGACGGCTGTCTGTTCTTCCGGAATGAACCAGCAACGGATAATTCCAGGCTTGAGCAGATGATGCCCCCCCCTATTGACAAAAATAAAAGCGGATCCAGGGATTCCTGCGTGGAAGATAGGTCCGCAGTGGACGGTCATCCCAAACGGGCCAAGAGGGTAGACAAGGGCAAGGTGATGGCGCTGCATGAAGCAGGCCGGAGCAACCGGTGGATTGCGGATGATATGGGACTGCATGAAGGGACAGTGTGCAGAGTTATAAAGGAGATGAAGGAGGAGAACCGTGAGAAAGATTAAATTATTCCCGGCGCCGCATACGGAGCTGCGCCTGGATGTGTCGGACGAGATGGAGAAGGACTACCGGGAGTGCCGAAGGATGGCACAGTCGGGGGATGATGGTAAGGATTGCAATACCTGTAGTTGGAGACCAGTGGAGATTGAAAACACAGGGCTGTGTGAGTGGCCCGAGGTAATAAGGCAGATGGATAAGGAACTTGCGGAGGAGTCTGGCGATGACGGCTGTAATCAGAATTAGCATTTAACCAATTAAGCGAGAGGGGCTATAAAGTGAGAGAAATATTGTTTAAAGCAAAGGGCCGTAATAATGGTGAATGGGTGGAAGGGTATTATGTACTCTGTCGTAAATGTCATTATATCCTTCCGATATTTAACAGTGTTGCTCTGTATCATGGATATGATGAAAGATATGACGAATGGATTGAGATAGAACCGTCCACCATTTGCCAGTATACCGGATTAACTGATAAAAACGGTTTAAAGATATGGGAAGGTGACATTGTCGAATGTGTCTATGATGGACAAGTCAATGTTAGAAAGATTATTTGGGATGACTCAGAGCTGAATTTTAAGGGGACAAATGGAAAAGACCAATATGGAACAAATTATGATTATTTGTCTTGTTGTGAAGAACTTGTTATTATGGGGAATATTTATGATAGCCCTAATCTGCTAAACTGATATTTGTGTGATTTTGAAAGGACAAGAAGGATGGCTAAAATAAAGCTTGAAATGGAACATGGCATTATGTATGAGTGTCCTAACTGTGCCGGCAAGGTTGAGATGGGGCAAGACTATTGTCAAGATTGTGGAGAACCACTGGAATGGGTGGAGGATGTTTATGATAAAGAAAGGCAGTAAGCAGTCCAAGGTTAGCCGCATCGACCGCAGCAAGGCCCTGGCCGCCCGGGCCGACGAGGCCATTAAGGAGCGTATCCGGACGGCGCCGGCCTACATGTACACCAGCCTGTGCCCGGTTCCGGAGCTGCGCCGGCCGCCGAAGGGAGTGATTGTACGTGGCATCAAGACCTGTGTACTATGACTTGTATGATTGTGGCCAATACGACGGCCGGTACAGAGCAGCGGAGCTGATGGTAATGTTGGGCATTCGGCACCGGCAGCAGATAGAGCATTACAGTGATGTGGGTATCCTGTACCAAAAGCGATATACCTTTGCGAGGGTGGAGGACGGGAACGCGTCAGAGCTAGCCGATGAGTGGAACAGGGTGACGCAAGTATTGAAGGGATGCGGGTACGATTTGGGCAGAATACCGATTGTGGTATCTAGGGATAAGCGGAAGAGGAGGTGATGCCGATGGACAAGGAGGTGCTGATACAGTATTGCGAGATGAAAGAGGAGATAAAGGACATAAGGCGACGGATTCAGAAGCTGGACAGGTTCCTGGAGGAGCCGCACCAGGTATCAGATACGGTGAAGGGGACAAGGCGGGATGGGACGATAGGAAGCATTAAGGTCACGGGATACCCCGTGCCGGAGCATTATCGGAAGCAGCGGCTGAGGGAGCGGTACAGGCAGCTTCTGGCGCGTAAGGAGGCGGAACTGCTGGAGCTGACCTGCCAGGCGGAGGAATATATACAGGGTATACCAAAGAGCGAGGTGCGGACCATGTTCCGTCTGTATTACATAGATGGCCTGCCTTGGTGGAAGGTGGCACAAGCCATGAACCGGATGTTCCCAAAGAGGCGGGTTAAGTTTACGGAGGACAGCTGCCGGGTAAGAAATAATAGATTTTTTGAAGAAATTTAAAAATGTTCGGCCATGTTCGCTTGAGAAGTGCTAATATGCTATCATGCGGAAGCCAGAGGGTGGAAGCATCCTCCCCCATTTAAGCAACGGCCGCCAGGTGTCACACCCTGGCGGCTGACTAACCGGTATTGTGTAATCCCTCATAAGACAGACCCGTACATTACGGGACAATGCCGCAGGGTATGCAAGCGGTGAGGTATCTGGTTTTATCCCCCATGATGTTTTCCAGATACATAGACAGATTTTCTCCTTTGGATGAGTCCCTGCGGTGATGCGGGGGCTTTTCTTTTGTCAGATTTTGGTGTATAATGGATGAAAGTGAAAAGGGGATATTTTAATGAATTACATAAATAGTATTATAAAATTTTTTGAGTCGAGTTTTGTGTCAACTATGGCTGGAGTAATAGCGGGTGGCATCTTAACCTTAATTATTGGAAAGCTTAGCGAAAGGGCATCGTTAAGGTTAAGCTTGAAATTGCAAATATGGACTAATGTGTCTGAGTTTTTAAATGAAATTGATGATATAACATTAGATATAGGTTGTGATTTAAAAGTAGAAAGAGATGCATTGGAAGATATAAAAGATCAAGTTTTTTTAAAAGCTGATAAGATAGCGGATTTGTTAATAAAAGTTGACAGAAAACTTAAAAATTATTTTTATATATTTCTTGATTTTGAAGACCCAACAAAGGAATGTGACGAAAAAATAAGGAATTTTATTAATTCTATACGAAAAGGCAGTATAGAGGATATTGACAATAACCTTACTGCATTTGAAGACGCTCTTATGATGTTAACAATGCGATTGCAAAGGAAACTTTTAAATGATTTATTTAATAGACGAAGGGAATTAAAAGTATGTAAAGCGGAAGCAAAAAAATGTGGAATATCGTGGAAATCTATTTGAACAAGATATATTAAATGCTTTATATTCAGGACTACAGAATATTAATATTGTAAGAAAGGTTGGAATATAAGTTGTAGCGCTGTATACGCGTCCTGTACGTACTATTGAATACCAATAAGTAAGGGGCCACCTCCGGGCGGCTCTTTTTCTATACCCAAAAGGAGGTGAGCCAGATGGCATTAACGCCAAAACAGAAGATATTTGCAGATGAATACCTAATTGACCTTAATGCCACCAGGGCTTACAAGGTCGCGTATTCGAAGGTCAAGAAGGATGAAGCAGCTAGGGCTAACGGTAGTAGATTGCTAACAAATGCTAACGTTGCAGATTATATTGAGAAACGTATGAAAGAACGCGAGAAGCGCACAAAGATAACCCAGGATATGGTACTGCAGGAACTGGCAAAATTGGGCTTCTTCGACATCCGGAAGCTGTTTGATGACAGTGGAAAGCCATTGGATATTGCAAGTCTGTACAATGAAACGGCGGCATGCATTGCCGGCCTGGAAGTCATGGATGTTTATGAGGGGGCTGGAGAGGATAAGGAGTTTGTTGGATATATCAAAAAATACAAACTGTCCGATAAGCTTAAGGCATTGGAGCTCCTGGGGCGTCATCTGGGGATGTTCAAAGACAAGGTGGAGCTGTCAGGTGGCCTGGATACCGAAAAGACCAAACTGGATGACCTTCTTGAGCAGATGCGTGGTGGTGGGTAATGAGTGCGGAGAGATTGCTGCTGTCGGATAAGTACAAGGCGTTCCTGCGTTGTGATGCGCCGGTGGAGTTCCTGGAGGGTACCACGGCAGCCGGAAAGACTACGGTAGGCCTGTTCAAGTTCATGCTTAAGGTAGCCGAAAGCCCAAAGAAGCTGCACATCCTGGCTGCGGATGATACAGGCGCCGCCGAGAAGAACATCATCCAGAAGGACCTGGGTATCCTGGATGACTTCGGCGTACTGGTGGAGTACAAAGGTAACGGCGGAGGTGGTTATAACATGCCCCACATCCTCTTC